TATTGATGAGGTTAAAGCTTTAATTAAAAACGCTAAAGCCCCAGGGGAAATAGTTAGACTAGAAAGAAGATTAGCTAGGTTATCAGCGATGGTAGCCGTTATAAAAGTAGGTGCGAATTCAAGCATCGAGCTTAAGGAAAAAGCTGATCGCGTTGAAGATGCAATTTGCGCAACAAAAGCCGCTATTAAAGAAGGTATTGTACCAGGTGGAGGTATTGCTTTACTAAACGCATCGACATTGCTGAAACCAAATAATGAAGGCGAAGAAGTTTTGCTAGAAGCTATTAAAGCTCCTTATAAAACAATTTTGAAAAACGCTGGCTTACCAGAAGTATTTCCGAATAGCAAAGGTAAAGGAATTAATGTTGTTACCGGTAAAGACGTTAACATGATTAAGTCTGGGATTTTAGATCCTTTGCTTGTTACTAAAAGCGCACTAAAAAACGCGGCTTCAGTAGCTACTACTATTTTGTCAACCGATTGTGTAATTAATAATTTAAGAATCGATGAAGGCAATAGGTAGAAACTTAATTATTAAGTCAGAAAAGCTAGGATCTAAAACTACCAAGGGTGGTTTAATACTAGCAGAAAAAGATAGAGAAGATGTTAGATACGTAGTGGCAACCGTTGTAAGTATCGGAGAAGAAGTACTTGGCGTAAAAGAAAACGATAAAATTTACTACGACAAGCACGCAGGTCACTCAATTGATTTTGAAAATACAATATACAAAGTTATAAAAGTACAAGATGTAGTTGTTGTTTTATGAAAAAGCTAAAGGCAAGTGACGTTAAAGAAACGGGATTGCTTAAACATTATAGAGTGATTCGTAAGTGGGCATGCAGAAACAACAAACTAAATGACGCAGATTTAGAACTGTTAATATACTTTGACTGTATGGATCTTTTTACAAAACACGATTTTGAAATTGGTACATATGCTTATAGCTGGGATAATAGACGATGGAATAGGTTACTTAAAGAAGGTTGGATTGTGGTTTGGAGAAATCGTAACCGCACAACGCAAAAATATAACATATACAAAGTATCCTTTAAGTGTAAACAGCTTATAAGCAAAATGTATCGAATCATGTTAGGAGAAGAAGATATACCTACCAGTGAAAAAAGAAACTCAATAATGCGAGGTAAAACGTATACAGACAAAGTTTTACAAACCGCTATAAATAATGTTAACAAAGATAAAACAAGATAACTATGCTAGTAAATCCCTTGACAGGTCAAGAGCCTGATAAAAAAACCTTGACGCCCCCTCCCGCTGCTAATACACTGGGTGTTGCTAAAAATATATTTGATAAAAAATTTTTAGAAAAAGCAGTTGACATTAATGGGACGGAAGAACAAAGACAAATAGGTGCGGCTGGAATGAATGCTCCTATGTACGATATTAATAACCCTAAATACAAAAACGTATTATGAAAAATGGAATTGTAGGAGAAAACACTTTATGGGACGGGCCTTTGAGCCAAGAAAATAGACCACACGGAAAAGGATCTAGTTCTGGTAAAAACGGAATGAAACTTAAGTTAGATGTACCATGTACGTGTGGAGCGGGAACTCCGATCACGCAAAGAGCAAAATAGATATGAGTTTAGACGATATAAAAATCTTTACTTTAAATAGTACGACATTGGCAATAAGCATTTCCTCTACAGAAACTTTGTTAAAAATTGTTTTGCTAGTTATTTCTATTTGTTATACCGGGCATAAATGGTATGTAAATATACTCAACAGAAAAAGAAATAAGTAGTGAGAGAAATAGATAAGGTTATAGTACATTGTACGGCAACTCCTGAGTGTAGAATTACTACCGTTGAAGATGTTCGTAGATGGCACAAAGAAAGAGGGTGGTCAGATATAGGCTACCATTACCTTGTTTATTTAGACGGTACAGTACACGAAGGTAGACCAGTGGAAAGAAGTGGTGCTCATTGTAAAGGTCACAATAAAACTTCTATAGGTATTGCATACGTAGGAGGTATCGATAAAGATACATTTAAAGCGAAGGACACAAGAACAGACGAGCAAAAAGAAGCTTTGTGCGATATGCTAGAATACTTTAAAACAACGTACCCTAAAGTTTCTATATACGGACATAGGGATTTTTCTAGCAAAGAGTGCCCTAGTTTTGATGCTAAAAAAGAGTACGAGAACATAACTAACATGTGGTAATATGGCAAAGAAAAAAACAAACAAAGACGCTTGTTATTTTAAAATAAAAAAAGCATACAAAGTGTTTCCTTCAGCTTATGCTAGTGGAGCTATTGCTAAATGCAGAAAAGCTAAATCTAGAAAGTAATGGCTGTACGTAAAACGAAAGAAGGTGCTTCTCTTAAACGATGGTTCAAAGAAAAGTGGACAGATGAAAAAGGAAACGTTTGCGGGTCTACCAAAAACAAAAACACTAAGAAGTGTAGACCGAGTAAAAGGGTAAGCGGTAAAACACCTAAAACCTGGAGCGAAATGTCTTTTGATGAAAAAAAGAAAGCTGTTTCAGAAAAGAAAAGAGTGGGAATGGGTAAAAGAACATCATCACTAAAACGTAAAAAATAAACATTATGCCAAAAGTAGGAACTAAAAAGTTTGCTTATACAGCAAAAGGAAAAGCGGCAGCAAAAGCTTACGCTAAAAAAACAGGTAAAAAAGTAGCTGCTAAAAAGAAAAAATATTAGTATGGCAGATAAAAGCAAAATGGCTTGTAATAAGCCTATGAAATCAGACAGAGCCGGTAAAAAGAAAATGGTTAAAGGATGCGAAGGTGGTAAAGAAAAGCTTATTCACTTTGGAGCATCTAAGTATGGTCATAACTATTCAGCCGCTGCTCGTAAATCTTTTAAAGCAAGACACAAATGTGGAACTGCTAAAAGTAAACTAACAGCAAGATACTGGTCCTGTAAAAACTTATGGGGCGGTAAAGGAGGATCAACAAAGTCTAACCCATCAGGTGTTAGAGGTAAATATTAATAATAAACAAAAACAAAAATTATGCCAGTAGAAGCATTTGACGACGCGTCAAGAAGTATTAGTAAAAGAGGATCTGCTAGAAGAAAAGCATCAAGAGAAGCTAACAGTAAAAGAATAGCCGCAGGACAAGCTAAAAAAGCTAAAAAGAAAACACCTCAAAGCGAGTTTAACAAATACGCTACGCCCGGACAAAAAAGAAAAGCAGCCCGTAACAGCAGTGTGAACAAGGCTGACGTTATAGCTAAAGGTAAAGCAGCTAAAACAGCTAAGCAGAATAAAAAGCCAGCAACCACGCAGGAAAGCCTTTTAAATATTAAAAACGAATTTGTAGGATTCAAACCGTTCGAAGAAGCTAATAAAGGTGGTAATATTACTGAAACAATAACACCTAAAGTGCGACCTAAAGCAAAGACTGTTGAAACAAAAGTAAAACCAGCTACTGAAATTAAAGCACCGGCAGCAAAAGCGCCAGCAGCAAAAGCTCCTAAAATGGCTAATACAGGTTTTACATCCGCAGCTGATAGAATAAGAAATAAAGGAGTTAGTAATTTAAAACCTACGCCTTCTAAAACAAAAAAAGGTTCTTACAACTTTAGCGAAGGAACTGGTCCTAATACCAGCGTTTTTGATAAAACTAAGAACGTAGCTCCGAAAACTGAAGAAAAGGCTAAGCGGAAAAAGCGAGCAGCAAAAGGATCTAGAGCAGCTACGCTTAAAAAAGGATTTGGATATTAATATATGAGCTGGATTGCAAAACTATTAGGCTCAGGTACTAAAGGTATCGGTGATTTAGCAAAGGATATTAGAGAGGCTATAAAAGGCAAAGAACTAGATCCTAAAGTGCAGATCGAAACTGCAGCTAAACTAGTTGAGCTACAGACAAAAATAAACGAAGCAGAAGCAGGGCATAGAACCTTGTTTGTCGCAGGTTGGAGGCCTTTTATTGGTTGGGTCTGCGGTACTGCTTTATTATATAACTTCATACTACGGGATTTGCTTATATTTGCGAATCCCAGTTGGAGTGGATTACCAGCATTACAAATGCAAGAATTGTTTTCAATCTTGTTTGGTATGCTAGGATTAGGAGGATTAAGAACATTTGAAAAGAAAAATAAACTAACTAAATAAATGGCAGCAGGAATAGGATTAGGAATAAGTATGGGTTGGGCACTTGCTAAAAAAGGTTTTAGTGCGGTTATAGAAGGTTTATTTGCGATCTTAGAAGCTAGATCTACTTTTTTTGAAAATGCGAACAACTCAAAGTTAGGTGTTCAAGAACTAGAGACCGCGGGCTTACTTGACAAGGCTAGTATTATACTTACGCCTACAGGATACAGCGTAGACAATATTCATAATTTGAAGCCAAGTTCAACGCTTTTTGGCGACATGACCCTTATTAAGAACGGAACTTGCACTAGGGTTAATGAAAACGGTTTTGTGGAAACAGTAGCTTCTGACGTTCCAAGGATAGATTACTCAAAAGGAGACGGAGCGATATTATGCGAGAATTCTTCGGTAAACCAAATAAGATATAGTGAAGACTTTTCAAATGCTCTTTGGACAAAAGGAGCAATTGGCTTAACATCTTCTACAGGTACAAGCCCTAGAGGGACAAGTCAAACGCTTTACACAATTACTAGGCAACCTGCTGCAGGAGATGGTTTACACGCTGCTCTTGCTAGCGCGGGGGCTGATCAGGGGATTGGAATGTCGGTATGGCTTAGAAGAGTTTCAGGACCAGGGAGTACAGGTCAAGTTTGGATTGGTAGAGAACCACAAACTAGTCCTTTAACGCCGAGCGAAGGAGAGCTAGTTACTGTTGGTTCTGATTGGCAAAGATTTGAATACAAAACAACAGACTTTCCAGCATCAACAACAAGAATGTACATTAACCCTCAGTTTGGTCACTATTTTCAAGTATGGGGAGCTCAGACGGAAAAAGCAGCCGTTTCTAGGCCAGGAAGACTTTCAAGCTATATTCCAACTAGCTCAGGGTCGGCTACAAGAAATAGAGATAACTATTTAAACGGAGGAGGCGCAACGTTAATTGGGCAGACAGAAGGAGTGTTTTATTTTGAAGGCGCTTCGTTAACAGACTTTTCTACTGGTAGGGCAATAGCTTTGTCTGACGGAGGAGCAGCTAATAGAGTTGTTTTATATTTTGATTATTCTCAGGCTAAAATAAGAGCACTGGTTAGAGACGGTAATAATAACCAGATAATTTTTATACAGCCTATAACTGGACAAACAGATTTTAATAAAATAGCAGTAAAATACAAATCAGGCGATATAGCTCTTTGGATAAACGGCACGGAAGTAGATACATCTACTACTTCGCTTTCGTTTACATCTTCTTTAACCGAGCTAGCTTTTGACCAAGGAAACGGCTCTATACATATGGACGGTTTTATCAAACAAGTTGCAGTATTTAAAGAAGCATTATCAGACGCGGAATTAGTCGCACTAACATCATAATATATGGGATTACACATAGGCAAGTATGCTTTCAATTCAGAAAAGCAAGCAAAAAGCAAAATAAAAGCACTAGGCACACAAACTACAGACGAAGGTGTAGAGTATTCTACGCACCCACACACTGTTACAGAACTAGGCATAGAGCGGTTATCTGAGAACATTTACGACGAAGAAGGCGAATTACTTCACGAAGCTATTTACGGGACAGACTACTTGGTAGACGTTTTATGGTGTGACATTGAAGATGAAGATGGCAACGTGAGCCACCCTTATGGATGGGCTACATATTCGGTTAATGTAAGTAGCGAAGGTATACACAGCTTTTCAGGATTAAAATATCAAGAATTAAAAATAACAAACAACTAAACAAAAAACAATGGGACAATTCGGAAATCAACCAGATTTTGCAACATCAGCTACGCAAGTAGCCTCACTTCCAGCGACGCCTACAGAGCCTTCTGCTATTTATATAGGAGAGCTAACGGATTCAGCTGCAGCAGCGTCTATCGTAGTTAACTTAGGGAACGATAGCACTAACGTTACCTTCAAAGGTATTGCTACAGGATTTTTACCTGTTATCGTAACTAAAATAGTATCTGCGGTAAACATAAATGCAAATAGCATAATTTTTATCAGATAAGTAATAACTTACTTATTCAGGTGATTTTATAGTAAAGCAATTAAATTAAATATAATAAAATGAAAACACAAAAAATTACAAAAGAGGAACTAGACTTAATTGTAAACAACCAACAAGCTAAGCAGAAGTTATTTTCTGACATCGGTATACTAGAAGTGCAAAAACACAACTTGTTACACGATATTTCAGAAGTAGCTAGACGGGACGGCGAAGTAAAAAAAGAACTAGAAGAAAAGTACGGCGCAGTAAACATTAATTTGGAAACTGGGGAATATACTGAAATTGAAAAAGAAAACGAATAATGGGAGCGGTAGTAAGAAAAATTAGTATTGGATCAGATTACAAAAACGATGCAATGCATTACGCCGTAGGTCAACAAGTTTACGGAGGACATACCATTACAGCTATACTGCTTAGTGAAAAAGACAACTCTTATAGTATTTACATTAAAAAGAAAGATGAGGTAATGCCGTGGAAGAAGTTCAATTCTAACATGGCTATATCCGTTGAGTATGATTTAGAATACTAATGAATAGTGTTTACGACTTTATTGTAACACCCGTAGGAGAGAGGTACAATAACGACATAAAAGTAGGTGACAAAAGTTTGGTTTTAAATACCAGTATTGAAAAGTTTAAGTTTATAAACAAGGTAGCGAAAGTAGAATCTATACCTTTAGCTTATTCTACACCTATAAAAGTCGGAGATGAAATTATTATACATCATAACGTTTTTAGAAGGTTTTATAATCAACAAGGCAAAGATGTAAATAGTAGTAAGTTTTTTAAAGAAGACAGTTATTTTTGTCAACCAGATCAAATATACTTATATAAGCGAAATGGAAATTGGAAGTCTTTTAACGAAAGATGCTTTGTTGCACCTGTTAAAGAAACAGACATTTTTAGCGGCAAAAAAGAGAAAGAACTTGTTGGTATACTAAAATATGGTAACAAGTCCTTAAACGAGCTTAAAATAGCTCCAGGGGACTTAATAGGGTTTACGCCTGACAGTGAATTTGAATTCACAATAGATGGGGAAAAGCTTTATTGTATGAAATCTAATGATATTGTAATTAAATATGAATACAAAGGAAACGAAGAAAAATATAATCCAGGCTGGTCAAAGAGCGGTTGAAGAGTTGATTAAAGTAGCAAAAGAAGCTATTGTTGATTCTGAAGATGATTTGTCAGCGGATAAATTAAAAAACGCAGCAGCTACCAAAAAGCTAGCTATATTCGATGCGTTTGAAATACTATCGAGGATCGAGGAAGAAGAAGAAAGACTTAACGAAAAACCTAAGGATGTTAAAAAAGAAGAAAAAACATTTAAGGGTTTTGCTGAAGGAAGATCCAAGTAATTATGTACGAGCAAACATTATATAAAATAGACGACGATCACATTAAGCCTAAGATAATTAAGCAAATGAATCGTTACAAAAAGTGGGAGTATGGTTACAATGCTGAGCATGATATCGTGGTTATTAGTAAGACTGGAGAGATTGGAGAAATTTATGATATCCAGAATCTTAAAATCGCTCTACCTAAGGCAGCAAAGAACGTATATAAACGCTCAGATAAAAAAGATGAGCAGTTCTGGGAGACTGCGGAATATCCAAAAGAATTAAGCAAAATAAAAAGCGTATTCGATTGGGAAAAATACCCGTCGGACTTTAAAGAAAAGTGGTACGATTATATTGATCAAGAATTTAATTACAGAGATGAAGGTTTTTGGTTTTACAGTAACGGTAAGCCTACATATGTAACAGGTACACACTATATGTACTTACAGTGGACAAAGATTGACGTAGGTCATCCTGATTTTAGAGAGTCAAACAGATTGTTTTTTATATTTTGGGAAGCTTGTAAAGCAGATAAAAGAAGCTACGGTATGTGCTATTTAAAGAATAGACGTTCTGGATTCTCGTTTATGTCATCAGCAGAAACAACACATCAAGCAACAATGTCTAGTGACGCTAGATTCGGTATACTATCAAAGTCAGGAGCTGATGCGAAAAAAATGTTTACGGATAAGGTTGTACCCATATCTATTAACTACCCTTTCTTTTTTAAACCCATACAAGATGGTATGGACAGACCGAAAACTGAGTTAGCGTATAGAATACCAGCGAGTAAGTTAACTAGAAAAAAGTTAGACTCTAATGAGCAGCTTGAAGAACTTGTAGGATTAGATACTACAATTGACTGGAAAAATACAGGAGACAACAGTTATGATGGTGAAAAATTAAAACTACTAGTACACGATGAAAGTGGAAAGTGGGAAAAGCCAGACAATATTTTAAACAACTGGCGAGTTACAAAAACCTGTTTAAGGTTGGGTAGCAAAGTAATTGGGAAGTGCATGATGGGATCAACGTCAAACGCTTTGGATAAAGGAGGAGACAATTTCAAAAAGCTGTATGAAAGTTCAAACGTCGAAAAAAGAAACCGCAACGGACAAACTGGCTCAGGATTATATTCTTTGTTCATACCTATGGAATGGAATTACGAAGGATACATCGACGCTTATGGGTTACCTGTATTCGATACGCCAAAAAAACCTATCAAAGGGATTGATGGTGAACTAATAGATTTAGGTGTTATCGAACACTGGGAAAACGAAGTCGAAGGTTTGAAAGATGATCAAGATGGCTTAAACGAATTTTATCGTCAATTTCCTAGAACGGAAAAGCATGCGTTTAGAGACGAGGCAAAAGAATCTTTATTTAACTTGACAAAAATATACGAGCAAGTAGATTACAATGAAGACCTTAAAAATTCCGCTGTAGTTACTACAGGCAGCTTTCAATGGAAGAACGGTATAAAAGACACGACGGTTGAATTTTATCCAAATAAAAACGGTAGATTTAAAATAACCTGGGTTCCTTCGTATAACTTACAAAACCGCGTGATAATAAAGAATGGTGTAAAGTATCCAGGCAATGAACATATAGGAGCTTTTGGTTGTGACAGCTATGATATATCTGGTACAGTAGACAAAAAAGGTTCCAATGGAGCTTTACATGGGTTGACTAAGTTTAGTATGGAAGACGCTCCTGCTAATCATTTCTTTTTAGAGTATATCTCTAGACCTCAAACAGCAGAGATATTTTTTGAGGATGTTTTAATGGCTTGTGTATTTTACGGCATGCCTATACTATGTGAAAATAATAAACCTAGGTTGTTATATCATTTTAAAAGAAGGGGCTATAGAGGCTTCGCTATGAATAGACCAGATAAAACTATTCATAAACTTTCAGTTACTGAAAAAGAAATTGGTGGAATACCAAACTCTAGCCAAGATATAAAGCAAGCACACGCTTCCGCTATAGAAACATACATAGAAGAATTTGTAGGAAGGAAAGAAGAAGGGTACGGAGACATGTACCTGCAGAGAACTTTAGAAGACTGGGCTAAGTTTAATATAAACAATAGAACAAAGCACGATGCCTCTATTAGCTCAGGCTTAGCTATAATGGCTTGTAACAAAAACAAGTATACGCCAGTTGCAAAGCGGGAACTAAAAGCTATAAGCTTAGGGTTTAAGAAATACGATAATAATGGATTTACATCAAAAATAATATAAATGATAAATACTAACTATAACAGCTCTTTTCCTAGCCAAGTTGTAAGTAACGCTGAAAAAGCTAGCTTAGAATATGGAGAAATGGTTGGAAGAGCTATTGAAGGAGAATGGTTCGGGAGTACTCGAAGCGCTAACAATAGGTTTATTACAAATTTCAACAGCTTCCACAGCTTAAGGCTTTATGCTAGAGGCGAGCAACCTATTCAAAAGTACAAAGATGAACTTTCAATCAACGGAGATTTGTCTTACTTAAATTTAGACTGGAAACCGGTACCTGTTATAGCTAAGTTTGTGGATATTGTTGTAAACGGAATATCTAATAAAAACTACGAAATAAAAGCTTATGCACAAGATCCAGAGTCTTTGAAAAAGAAAACGGATTACGTGGACAAAGTTTTAAGCGATATGCAAACCAAAGAACATCTTTCCAATGTGAAAGAAACTTTAGGTCTTGATCTTTTTAACGTAGAAGATCCTGAAGCTTTGCCAAGAAACGAGGAAGAGCTTTCTTTGTATATGCAGTTAGAGTATAAGCAAAACGTTGAAATTGCAGAAGAAGAAGTAATAAACAATCTTTTAGATAAAAATAAATATACGTTAACAAGTAGAAGAATTAACTATGACTTAGTTACTTTAGGTATTGCAGCAACTAAAACTAGCTTTAATAAAGCGGAAGGGGTTGTGATTGATTATGTAGATCCTGCTAACTTGGTTTATTCTTATACCGAAGATCCAAACTTTGAAGACATTTATTACGTCGGAGAAGTAAAAGACGTTAGTTTATCTGATTTGAAAAAACAGTTTCCTAAACTTACTACTGAAGATCTTAAAGAAATAGAACAACACTCTGGTAATAGAAACCATAACTATAGCTATAACAGCTACGATAGCGATACTGTTACTTTAATGTATTTTGAGTATAAAACTTATTTGGATCAGGTTTTTAAAATAAAAACAACTGACCAAGGCTTAGAAAAAGCTATTGAAAAAACCGACGAATTTAACCCGCCTGAAGCGGACACGTTTAAAAAAGTTTCTAGAAGCATAGAAGTTATTTACTCCGGTGTAAAAGTTCTTGGAACTAATAAAATGATAAAGTGGGAGTTAGCGGAAAATATTACTAGACCGTATGCTGATACAACAAAGGCTATAATGAACTATAGCATTTGTGCTCCTAGAATATATAAAGGTAGAATTGAATCTTTAGTTAGCCGAATTACAGGGTTTGCTGATATGATTCAGTTAACACATTTAAAGCTACAGCAAGTTATGTCTAGAATAGTACCTGACGGTGTATTTTTAGATATGGATGGTTTAGCTGAAGTTGATCTTGGTAACGGAACAAACTACAATCCAGCGGAAGCGCTTAATATGTATTTCCAAACCGGTAGTGTGGTAGGTAGATCACTTACTCAAGACGGAGAACTTAATAGAGGAAAAGTACCTGTACAAGAACTAGCGTCGTCGTCTGGCCAAGGAAAAATTAACTCCTTGATTAATACATACCAGTATTACTTACAAATGATCAGAGATGTAACTGGGCTTAATGAAGCAAGAGACGGAAGCTCGCCGGATAAAAACGCTTTGGTTGGTTTGCAAAAACTAGCTGCAGCGCAGTCAAATGTAGCTACTAGACATATATTGCAAGCTAGTCTATATTTAACTCTTAGAACTTGCGAAAACGTATCGCTAAGGGTCGCGGACATGCTTTCATTCCCTTTAACTAGGTCTTCTTTAGATTCCAGTATATCTATATATAACTCGAAAGTACTAGGAGAAATGGCTACACTTAATCTTCATGACTTTGGTATTTACTTAGAGCTAGAACCTGAAGAAGAAGAAAAAGCAAAGCTGGAACAAAATATACAAGTAGCTTTGCAATCTGGTCAAATATTTTTAGAAGACGCTATAGATATTAGAAACATTAAGAACCTTAAGCTAGCAAATCAAATGCTAAAGTTTAGAAGGCTTAAAAAACAAGAAAGTGATCAAGCGGCTCAGCAGGCGAATATTCAAGCACAAGGGCAAGCAAACGCGCAAGCGTCAGAAGCAGCGGCTATGGCAGAGGTTCAAAAACAGCAAGCTTTAGCAGAAACAAAAATACAAATAGAGCAAGCTAAGTCTCAGTTAGATATTTCTAAAATGCAGCAAGAAGCTGAATTAAAAAGAGAATTAATGCAGCTAGAGTTCCAATACAATATTCAACTTGCCCAAGCTCAAGGCGCTGCTAAAAAAGGAACCGAAGAATACAAAGAAGACAGAAAGGACAAAAGAACAAAAATTCAAGCAACGCAACAAAGCGAACTAATTGACCAAAGAAAAAATGATTCTTTACCAAAGAATTTTGAGTCAGCTGGGTTTGACAACTTAGGCGGATTTGGATTGGAGCAGTTTTCTCCTAAATAGAAACAAACTTTATTAATTTTTATTATATTATATCATGTCAGAAACAACTAAACAAGAAGGGGAATTTTCTTTAAAAGGAAAGCTACCTAAAAAAGAAGAAACATCAGAAACACCAGCAACAAAAGAACCTATTAAGGTTAAGTTTGAAAGCAAAGCAGAAGTTCCGGAAGTTACAAAAGTAGTAATTAAAAAAGAAGAAGAAAATGCCGTTCAAGAGCAAACAACAGATGAAGCTGTGCTTCAAGATGAAAACCCCAAAGTGGAATTGCAAGAAGTGGTTGAAAGAAACGAAGGGCTTAAAGAAGTTACCGAAGAAGAAAAAGAAGTAAAAGAAGAAGTGGTTACTATAGGTGAAACATCTAGTGAGCCACAAGTAGTTGAAAAATCAAACCCGGTTATTGAAGAAAAAGTTTCTTTACCTGAGAACATTGAAAAACTTGTAGAGTTTATGAATGAAACAGGGGGTACGATAGAAGACTACTCTAGACTAAACGCCGATTACAGTAATGTAGACAATGACGCGTTACTTAAAGAATATTACAAACAAACAAAGTCACATTTAGAACCTGATGAAATTAGTTTTTTATTAGAAGACGCTTTTGACTTTGATGAAGATATTGATGAGGAGCGAGACATCCGCAAAAAGAAACTCGCAAAAAAAGAAGAGGTTGCAAAAGCAAAGAAATTTCTAACAAGCTTAAAGGATAAGTATTACTCGGAAATCAAGTTGAGACCCGGGGTTACCAAAGAGCAAACAGAAGCTACTGAGTTTTTTAATCGATATAATGAAGGTCAAAAAATGGCAAACGCTCAACACGAGCAGTTTATTAATGACACTAAAAAAATGTTTTCCCAAGATTTCAAAGGTTTTGATATCAAAGTTGGTGAAAAATCATTTAGATATGGTGTACAAAATGCTGCAAAGGTTGCTGAAAACCAATCAAACATTAATAACCTAATTGGGAAGTTCCTAAATGACAAAGGTGATGTAGTGGATACGAAAGGTTATCATAAAGCTATTTATGCCGCTGAAAACGTTGACACTATCGCAAAACACTTTTACGAGCAAGGCAAAGCCGATGCTATTAAAGACGTTACTGCGAAATCTAAAAATATTAATACAGAGACCAGACAAACTGCTCCTTCTGATATTAACATTGGAGGAATAAGAGTGAAAGCAATAAGTGGTATTGATTCTTCAAAACTTAGAATAAAAAAGAAATTTTAACATTAAACAATTACCAAAATGGGATCAATTAACAACGCGTTTGGATCAATCGTACCATCGCAAAAACAACAACTATTAAACAGCAACTTTTTGTCTTTTGACAGCGCTACAGGCGGAGGAACTTTCGCTCAACAGTACTTACCAGAAGTTTACGAAAATGAAATTGAGCGTTACGGAAACAGAACTCTCTCTGGATTTTTGAAAATGGTAGGAGCTGAAATGCCTATGTCTTCTGATCAAGTAATTTGGTCTGAGCAAAACAGATTGCATATCGCTTACACGGGAGTAGACGTGGTAGACGCATCTGCTAACACTTTGAGCATTGATGTATCACCTGCAGACGTAACTAACGTAATTTCAGTAGATTCTACTATTGTTATTATCAACGAGCAATCTGGAGCTGAGGTAAAAGCTGTAGTAACCGCATCTGACGTTTCTAACGGAAACTTGACAGTAGCACCTTACACTGTAGCAAACCTTGCGACTGGTTCTCTTTTCGCAGATACTAGTACTGCAAAGATTTTCGTATACGGTTCTGAGTACGCAAAAGGATCTACTACACCTAATATTGTAAGTGTAGAGCCAGAATTGACACAATTTTCTAACTCTCCTATTATTATCCGTAGCAAATATAGCGTTTCTGGATCTGACACTGCTCAGATTGGATGGGTTAACGTTGCTACCGAAGAAGGAGCTGACGGATACTTGTGGTACTTGAAAGCTGAATCAGAAACTCGTTTGCGTTTCGAAGACTACTTAGAAATGTCTGTAGTAGAAGGAGAAAAAGCAGCTGCTGGATCTGGAGCATTGACTAACGGAAATAAAGGTACTGAAGGTTTGTTCGCTGCTATCGAAGATAGAGGTAACGTATTTACTGGATTTACACCTGCAACTGGACTTGCTGATTTCGATGCAATTCTTAAAAACTTGGATACTCAAGGAGCTATTGAAGAAAACATGCTTTTCTTGAACCGTTCTGTATCTTTAGGATTTGACGATATGCTTGCAACTCTTTCTGCTGGAGCAAATGGAGGTACTGCATATGGATTGTTTGAAAACTCTGAGGACATGGCTTTGAATCTTGGATTTACAGGTTTCCGTAGAGGATCTTACGATTTCTACAAAACTGACTGGAAATACTTGAACGACGCATCCACTCGTGGAGCTTTGGCAACTGCTGCAGCATCTATCGAAGGAGCATTGATTCCAGCTGGAACGTCAACTGTATATGACCAAATCTTAGGAACTAACATCCGACGTCCATTCTTGCACGTTCGTTACCGAGCTTCACAAGCTGACGACCGTAGAATGAAAACTTGGTTGACTGGTTCTGTAGGAGGAGCATTCACATCTGACCTAGACGCAATGGAAGTAAACTTCTTGTCTGAAAGATGTTTGTGTGTACAAGGAGCTAACAACTTTGTACTTTTCAAAGCCGCTTAATAAGTGGTAAGTTATTGTAAACTTTACCCTCGTTGTATCTACGGGGGTAATTTTTACTTTTTTTAAATTATTTAATTATATTATATTATGGCAACAAAAAAAACAACCGCAAAGCCTGCGGCTACACAAGTAAAAGAAGCACAAGAAACAGTAGTTGTTGATGCTCCTGTAAAACAAGCACCTATTGCCCCTAAGTGGGAACAAAAAAATAGGACTTATATTTTAAAACACGGCAAATCGCCTTTAACACATACAATTCCATCTAAGCATACTTCTAAATACTCTTTGCTTTACTTTGATAAAGAAGAAGGTGTTCAAAAAGAACTTAGATATGCTACAAATCAATCTTCTCCATTTAAAGCAGAACAAAAAGGAGAGGCTACTATTGGACACATTACTTTTGAAAACGGTTCATTAATGGTTCCTAAGGAAAAGCAAAACTTACAAAAGCTTTTGTCTTTATACCACCCGCTAAAAGACAAACTTTATTTTGAGTTTGATAATGTAGAAGTAGCAGAAGACGAGCTAGACATATTGGAATTGCAAATCGAAGCTTTAAACGCAGCAAGAAGCATGGATATTGATCAAGCAGAAGCAATTATGCGTACAGAAGTAGGTTCTAAGGTATCTAAGATGAGTTCTAAGGAACTTAAAAGAGATTTACTATTGTTTGCTCGCAACAATCCTTATTTGTTTTTAGATTTAGCAAATGATGAAAATGTAGGATTACGCAACTTAGCAGTCTTAGCAACTGAAAATAATATTATTTCACTATCACAAGACCAAAGAACTTTTTCGTGGACGTCTAATGGTAGAAAACTTATGACAGTCCCTTTTGATGAAAACCCTTACTCAGCCATGGCGGCATTCTTCAAAACAGATGAAGGAGTAGAAGTGTTTAAGTCAATAGAGAAAAAACTTAAATAACACGTAATATAAAATATAAGGGGATAATTAATTTGTCCCCTTTATATTACATTAAAACAAAATAAATGGCAATAAGCGTAGACACTGTATATAAAACAGTTTTATTAATACTTAACAAAGAGCAACGTGGCTACATGACTCCTGACGAGTTTAATAAAGTAGGTACTCAAGTTCAGCTAGAAATATTCGAAAAATACTTTGAAGACCTTAATCAATTGACTAGGGTCCCTCAAAACGATATGGATTATGCGGACAGGGTAGCTTATTTAGACCAAAAAATATCATTATTTAAAAACTACGGCGAATCCGTTACGCCGACATCAAGCGGAGTAGCAACGTTTCCTGACAATCTTCATGTGCTAGGAACTGTTACTATGAATGAAATAGAGGTGCAAAGAGTTTCAAGAAATGAATACTACAACTTGAGAAAATCACCTATTACTAAACCTACCTTATCTTACCCTGTATATTTACTAGAAAATAATAGTATTCAATTAGATCCTTTTTTAGGAGAGTCTAATAATACTACCCAAAATGTAGTTTTTGATTACATATCAAAACCCACTAGCCCTGAGTGGAATTACTCAGTTGGTTCACTCGGTCAGTTTATATTCAATGCAGTAGATTCAGCTACTAATCCTTCTGTAAACTTCGGGCTTCATAGTTCCGAGCAGGTAGAGTTAATTTTAAGGATACTAGCTTATGCAGGCATTATTATTAGAGACCCTAATATAGTGCAAGCGGCTACTAGTCAAGT